ATGTAAGTTCCATGGCGGTCAGCGGTTTAGGATGCCCTCGAGCCTCATGTTCTGCCAGTTGATGAGCTTCCGCACCAAGGCGTCGGAGTAGATCATGGCCTCCTGAGCCAGTTCCTCAGGCCCCTGCGGCTCGCGGAGCGGGTGGTTGTCGCGCTGCATCAGCACCTGTAGGCAAGAGATGGCGGCGAGTTCGCGGAGACCGACGACGGGGTCCCAGTCAGGGGATGGTTGTGTGTCCATGCCCGCACCCTACGCAGCGTGCTTTGCTAGTCAAGCGCGGTGCCTTTGTTTCATGAGGAAATCGCAACCCCTCGCAGGATCTCCCTGCGCAGCATTCGGCACCCGGTGCGCTGGTCGGAAAACTATTCGCCCGCCGGAACGAGCCCAGCCTCGAAAAGCTCGGCCTCTTCATCCCTGCGCCGCCGCAGCCCCTTCGTGTCGGGCCAGAGCCGCTTCATCGCGCGCAGTTGGTCAGGCACGCCGCCCAGCTCGCCCACGCGGAGCAACCGCTGGATCTCGGCCATCTCACGCCGCCGGTCGCCCGTCAGGTTCGGGCCACGGTTGAAAACCAGCGACACCAACGCCGCCGCACAATCGCCCGGCAGCTCGTCAACCTGCGGGTAAATTCGGAGCGTGCGCAGGTACCAGGTCGGGATGGTCACGTCCTGAAAAACGGCCAGCGCCGCCGCCCACGAAATCACCAGGTGCCGCACGTGCGGGAGCCGGACCTGCGCAGCCTCCCCGCGGTGCCCGCTCAGTGCAACGAGGATCTCGAGCGTCGCCTTGTCAACATGCGGCGACCATGCCCTGGTTGTCTCGCCCGCGTGAGTATGCCCGAGGTCCCAGCCAACGCCTATGGTGATCCCACTGGCCTCGCCGGGCCATTCTGGATGCCGGTCGTAGTAGCGTTCCCCGCCCGTTTCCCAATCGATGATTTTGGCGATGCCGCGGGGTGAGAGATTCATTTTTTGAGTGCGCGGATGGACTCCACAATTTTGATGGAAGTGAAGATCGCCGCCAGCAAACAGCTTGCGATCCGGATCCACTGCTCGGCTTCGCTCAAAGAAATGGCGAGTGCGCCCACGTTTGCGAGGTTCACGGTCGCCAAGTCCAAGAAATGCCGAGAGTTAAGCATGAGCGACAAAAGTGAGTCCCGGTCCGGGCACGCGTGGAAGTCGTCCGGTTTCATCATAGAGCCCACTGTACGGCGAAATCGTCGCAGGCGGAAGCCCATTTCCTTCAGTCGCGGCGGGTGGAAGAACTCGCTTTACGTTTGCGAGGATTTGCAGCCCTGCGGGAGGTGTTGCCCCCAGGTACTTTGCTTGATGGCCGGGAATGTTGGGTACGGGTAGGACGGTCATAAAAAAAAGAGATCCACACGAAGTTGGCGGCGATGCCGATATTGAGCAGCACCTCGGATGCCGCGGGACTCGAAAGCGTTAGCAGGTTCCAGAACGCGCCGCAAACTGTCACGGTGGTGGCGCCTTTGCAGAGCATCGCGGCCCACGGCTTGCGCCAGATTGCCGACTCGGGATGCCCAAAGACTCGGAACACCAAATGCAGCGCGGAGACGGCCAGAATGCCGTTAGCGGTGGCGTTTATGAGGGTTGCTGCTGTCATCTGTGATGAATTTTGCGCTGATTGTTTCCACCGCCCGGAGCCCGCAGAAGCCGAGCAGGAACGCCGCTGCGTAAGCGTACTGCGGCTCCCCGTCCAGCCGTGCCAGCTTCAGAATTAACGGCGTCACGTAGTTTGCGCTCGCGGCGCCCCCCAGAAGGCTTGCCAGCGTGCGCGGCAGATTCCTGCCGGCCTCTTTAGACGACATCAGCACAGAGCCAGCAAAACCCGCCATGGCGAGTCCCAGATCAACGCCCGCCTGCTTGAGTTCCTCGATCATTTTGCGGGAGGCTTGAAGCTCGCCCCGTAGTAAAACGCAAGCACAGCGGAGAACGCCGTGCTCAGGCTGCCAATCAGCAGCGACAACGTCGTGGACTCCCACAGTTTCAGATCGCCGGTGAGCAGCCCGATGAGGATTCCAAAAAAGCCCCCGGTGACAACGCAAGCAAGCACCGGCGGCACCCATGAGCCCGTTGAAGTTTGCATCGACCTGGCGCTCATGCGGTCTTCGGCTGCCAGCTTTTCGGCGTCGATGCCCAGCTCCGCCATCCTCGTCTTGAGTTGCAGGTCGGCCGCCTGTAGGGCGGCAATCTGCTCTGCCGTTAAATTGCCCGAGGTCAGCGCCCGCTGCACTTTGTCAGTCGTCGCCTCGCTCATGCCCAGCGCCTTTCCGACAGCCTCCACGGCAGCACCACCAAGCGGGCCACCGAGGAGATTGCCGATTGTTGGGAGGAGCTTGGAAAGGAAACTCATAGAGATGCGCGCACCTTTAGCGTCCCGCTTGCAAGGTCAACGGTTGCGCCTGTGTTGTTAATGGCTCGCACTGTCACGGTATTTGCGCCAGTCACGTTTGCCACAAGTGTCACCCCTGCCGTGTTGGTGCTGAGACACGCATCCGCAAACATAGAGGTCGTCGCGCCTGTGCAGGTCACTGTCGTGGCAGATGTTGAGTTTGCTGCCAGTGATGGGAAATCGTGCGTTTTTGAGCCGCTGAAATAGCCGCTGGTGATTGTGCTGTTGTCAGCAAATGCAATCGTGCCGCTGGCGTAAGTGTACTGCGCCACCAGCGCGTTTACCTTGGTCTCGTAAGGAATTACGGCAGTGTTAGAAAAGCTGTTGTTTGCCGAAAAATACAAAGCCCCAGCGACTCCGGTGACTAGGTAATTTGACGCCCCAGCAGGCATCGAGAATGAGCTATTAAACACGCCCACAACGCTGCCAGCGCCGGAAATGTTAAACGCATTAACAGTCGTTGACGCGCTGGAAAACGAAGACCATCCAGCGGTCAGCAGTGCTGTGGTGCTAGTGATGCTCACAACGTCCGTGCCATTTGCCCGGATGTCGCAACTCTTAAGCTCAACGTAAGGCTTAAGAGTTCCAGTGCCGCGCAAAAGAAACGCCTGCGTCCCAAATTCTGTGGAAAGGTTGGTGGCGTACAGGCTGCCACCGTTTACATCAAAATGCGTCCCGCCTTGTCCCACAACGGAATACATCAAGCTCTTAACATCGTTGAGCTTAACGATCACGTCCGCGTTGATTTGCATTCCAACGGCAGTCGTCAATGTGCCGCCGTTGCCAACTGTGCAGGTCTCAAAATTAACGGACAGCAAAACAGCGCTTGTAGCTGAAAACGTAAAGCCAGGCGTGGTGTTGCCGCTTCCCAGAAAATGAATCCCAGAAAACTGGATGGTATTGTCTGCTGCCGTTGCGCCACCTGTCAGCGTGTGGTTGCCAGTGATTTTGACAATCGAGTTGAGCCCGTTGTTGGTGCCAACAGCGGCCAGTGAAACACTGGTTTTAAGCGTCAGGCTTTCGGTGTAGAGTCCCGGAGGGATGAGCACCATTGCCGGACTGGTTGCCGTTGCGTCTGTGATTAGGTCGATGCACCCTTGAATCGTGTTGGCGTCTCTGCCGACAATCTTCACGCGACTCCCCAGCGGTTGCGTCACGCGGGTGTCGTTGCCCTGAATAGCCGTTCCCGCCGTTGTGCCAAATGTCGGAGCAATCTTGCTCCACGCAATCGCCGCAGCCCCGTCCACGTCAGCATCCACCAAGAGGCTGGCATTGGGCTGCAAAACTCCTGCCACTGAGTGCCACAAACCTGTCCCCCCCACAAGCGGGAGTGAAGTGTGGACATGGCTCGGCGTACCGTCTCCAAACTGGAGAGTCGCCGTGTGGTTGTTTGCCGAGGCTTGCACCTCAATGGCAACGTAAATGCGCGTGGTCAGTTCCACCGCGGTCTGCGGCACCAAAACGGACACCGAATACTGCGCCGATACCGTGTTAATGATCTGCTCGCCCGAGGTTGCCAGCAGTGTCGGTGCGTCTGCGCCGTTGTAGGTGTACACCTTGGCACGGATGCGCGTTGGTGAGTTGGTGTTAGCCGTACCGAGCGCCCACAGGTTTAAGTCCCACAGCCCCCCAGGGATGCTGCCGGTGTTTGGATCCAGCGGCACGGACTCGCTGACGTAGCCGCCCAAAAGCGTCCAGACTCCATTCGTGAGCGTGCCCGAGGTAATGCTGGTCTGAGCCACTGCACCAGTGCGTCCCAGCTGCTTAGGAGTGCCCGGCAGGTTGGTAGTCGGTGCGTCTGCGTTTACGTCCTGGCGGAGGTAATACGTCAGCCCGTTTGCGCCACCGCCCCCGCCGGTCGAGTTAGTCGCGGGAGCCCATTGTGTGCCGTCCCAGGTGAGCACCTGCCCGCTGGTTGGCGTTGTGCTGGCGACCGGCTGCGCCTTGATTTTGTCGACGCTGGTCGAGTGCAGCCCGCCGGACACGTCGCCGGTGAGAATTGGAGAGTTGAGAGATGGCATGTTATTCGATCCAGTTCATCGGGATTTAGGCGTCCGGGAATTGGGCAATCGGCGGCGTAAAGTTAGCGGTATATCTGCAAATATTTTTTGTGATTCGAAGGTCATCAATATTTCCAACGATGGGACCGGCTGCCCCAGACGCGCCAATTATCCACAAGTTACCAGCAGCGGTATAATTCGTGGCATCATTATAAGTGGTTGCCTGCGCAACTCCGTTAATAAACATTCTGGTAATGCTGGTCTGTCTGGTTTGCGCAAAATGCACCCATTGATTTAATGAGATAGCGCTAGAAACAATGCGATTATTGCTCCCTAAAATAAAAACAATTTGCCCTGATGTATTTATAACAAAGCCAGAGGCCGTTATGTTTGCAATGTAAAGTATGTTTTGTTGAGCAGCAAACGACGTTGTCCTGATCCAACACTCAATCGTGTAGTCAGCTGTGCCGAAGGCGAATGGATTATTGGTCGTTGTTGTTAAGTAGCCTCCAGTGACTCCAAGGTATGAGGCAGTTCCGAATTTTACTTGTGCCGTCGATGTTGTTGCTCCTCCAAAAACTTGAATCGCTGATGGAAATGGAGAATTGTCCAAAAACGCAGTCCCACCGTTTGTGCCATTCATGTGCAACAGCAACGAAACCTGCTGAAAAAATGGGTCTGTTGGAATTCCAGATTCAACGGAGCCCCCTAAAACCCATGTGTTTGGAAGCAGTTTTGTCGCACTTGCTGTGGCATATTGCGTAGAAATTGCGGTGTAGTTTTGAGGAGAAAGAATTGTCGCGCTTGATCCAGCAACAAATGAAACTTTGGCTGCCGATGAATTGTTGACAAACCTGATTTCAGAACCTTCTGTGATGGTTGCGTTTGCGTCTGCTGGCAATGTCACCACAACGTCTGCCACTGCAGAAAACGGAACAATTTTCTGAGCAAACGTGGCGTCGATTGTCAGGCTTTCCGTTTGCAGTGCCGCCACAGTAAACCCGCCACCGCCGCCGCCGCTGATCTGCGCGGTCGTAAGACTGGTCACTCTGCCCTTAGCGTCCACGCTCAAAACGGGCACCACTGTGCTGCTGCCGATATTGCTCTGCGCCGTGGTGATTGCCGCCAGAGTTGGGTTCGGATACGTGCCGGTCAGGTCGCCACCAGCGGCTGCCGTTGCGCCCAATGCGCCAACGTCGGAGGCTGATGGCATCAAGTGTTGGTGGTCTGCCCTGGCGGCAAACGTAGACAGCCCCACCACGGGCGCTGTCGCAAGCGCAGCGGGCGCCGTTGTCGCAAGGCCAGCAATCTCCGCGGTAGTCAGTGCCGAAAATGCCACAGTGCTCAGCGCAGTTACGCGCCCTTTTGCGTCTGTGCTGATGACCGGAATCGCCGTTGCGCTGCCCACGTTGGCCTGGGCGGTTGTAATGGCGGCCAGCGTTGGAGACGGATAGTTTCCAGCCAAGTCGCCGCCAGCTGCCGCGGTCGCACCAAGCGCTTCAACTTGTGCGGCTGTTGGGAAAATATGTTGATGGTCTGCCCGAGCCGCAAACGTGGAGAGCCCGACAACAGCAGCGGTTGCCAGTGCAGCAGGCGCAGTTGTCGCCAGCCCAGCAATCTGCGCCGTAGTCAGCCCGCCAAACTGCACCGTGGTCAACTCGGTCACGCGCCCTTTTTCATCGACCGATAGGACGGGAATTGCAGTCGCGCTGCCGACGTTAGCCTGGGCGGTTGTGACGCTGGCGAGAGTTGCCGCCACGGATCCAGTGCCCGAGGCGGTCACGTCCCCGGTGAGTTCGGTGATGCCACCGCCGCCGCCCCCGCCGCCCGCCACGATTGCGCGGATGCTGATAAGTTCGCCCGCGATGGGAGCCTCCACAAACGTGATGGTGCCGCCTGCGGTGCTCGAGACGCTGTATTTTGACGGAGGCTGATCAATGCCGCCTACGCTGACGAGGTAGCCGCCGTCTGCAGTGCCGTTGTAGCCGGTGAAGGTGAACGCCACCGTGGTGCCGTCGCCGGTGTGCTCGGTTGCCGTCGTCCCTGCCGAGGTCGGCGGGTTGAGCAGCATCACAGCGCTGTCGCCGCCCAGAAACAGTTCTCCTGTCAATGTGTTGACGGCCAGTTCGCCGACTTGGAGCGAAGCCGGGTTGCCGGTCGCGCCGGATCGGCGCTTCGGGATAATCGGAAAGGCCATAGTTAGTAAGTGCCAGCGCTGGCGACGGTAGCTGTGCCGTCAACCGCGATTTCGATGGATGCCGAGGATTTGACGCCGCCCACCACCGTGGACGTGCCGGGAATGATTTTGGCGGCGCCTCCGCTGCTGACGAAAAGCGAATTGCTGGCGACCGGATCGACGCTCAGCACGCCCAGCTGCGCCGTGGTCGCCACCTGCAGCTGATTGGT